TAAAGTCTGTGTCATCTTTACGGACTTTCTTTTTACCCTTAGGCATTTTATCAGGCATCATAGCGCCCATACCACGTGAAGGTCTCATGCTTTTGTCTTTCCTCTAACTGCACAACCATCTGCACGTTTAGAAGCAGTGCTACCTGAAGACATTTTTTTAGTTTTAATCATGCCGCCTTTTTTCTTAGCTTGCATTGGACCCATACCACCCATACTAGCGCCTTTTAACGTAGCTTTTTCCATTTCATCTTTATTTTTAGCAGCTTCTTCAGACGCCTTAACACCTTTAAGCATCTCAACACCTGGGTTAGTAGGACCCATATCGTTTTCAGATTTACCGATTCCTTTTGGAGTTGAACGAGTTTCATCTGGCAATGCTTTAGTTTCAGCAGACATATCGCCCGCTTTAATTACTTTTACAGGTTTTTTATTTTCAGCCATATTATTCTCCTAGCAAATCTTGCCTTTTGTTTTACCACGTTTTTCAATACCACCGCCCATAGAGTATTTAGCCATACCACCCATTTTAAGCTTAGCTAAGTTTGACTTCTTACCACCATGAAGTTGTTTCTCATGCATGCCTACAGCTTTTTTAGCCGTCTTTTTATCTTGAGCCATGTCTGCCTTGCCACCTTTTTTGTAAGCCATGCCACCCATATTCATTTTCTTTTTTGGCATATCAGAATCTTTCATCATTTTTCCATCGGGCATTTTATGCATACCTTTTTTCATTGCCATTCCACCTTTTTTCATGTAGCCCATTTTATTTCTAACCTCTGTTGGTAATTTTGATAATCCAGGATTGTCACTTGCATCTACTTTTTTCATAATCTCTACTCCTATTTATTTTGAAATACCAACTTTTTTAGCAAAGGCTGGGTTGTTAGCTACGGCTACCATTAATTGGCACAAGGTCTTGGTGGCGTAGTTAAGATTTGATGTCTCCATCTTACACATTTAAAACAACTACAATCATTAAAGTAATGACCTGGTTTTGTAAAAACTTCTTGTGGTGTTTCTTTTTCTACTTCTTCCATATTAATTTTATTTTGAACTATACGTTCTTTAATACTTGTTTCAATTTGTTCACTAAGTATTTCTTTATTTTCTTTAATTTGTTCAGCATCTTGTTTCCTTTTTTTAAATATTTTATCTATAAATACTTTCATATAAACTCCTATTTAAACCAATGTGCGACTGCCCAACTTACAACGGCTGAGGCTAGTCCTGCAATAAATATAAATACTTTCCAACCACCTTTGATTTCGTTAAGGGCAGACTCAATAGCATCAAGCCTTTTCTTTAACTCGTTCATATCTTCCATAAGGGTGTCTACATCTGTTTGAATGTGTTTAATTTCGATACCATGTTCGGCAAGTTCTCGTTCTGTACTCATTAGCATTTCCACCTTTTTAGTGATGCGGCTTTCCTAGTCGGTCTACCTTTTTCATCTTTCATAGGACCAGGCATACCAGACATCCTAGCACAAAACGATCTCTTACGAGCGCCACCTTGTGGTTGAGGAGCCTTGAGGTTTGACCCAGTGGCTGCGTTATATTTTGCACGACCTTTAGCCGTGAGCCCTGCACCTTTCGATACAGGAAGTTTCTCACCTCGTCCGATTGCTAGGCTAGGACCTTTTTTCTTACTAGCCATAAAAAATAGTTACAGTACCTATATTAGTTACATCCGCATAAACTTTGGTAGTAAATAAAACACCTTCGCCTGGAAATAATAAATATGTAGGTTGAGTTGCAGAAGCTACAGTATTGAGCGTCATAATAATTGTGCCGCCTGATCCACCATCTCTAAATACTACACTGCCTGCTGTGGCTACTGGAACTATATATACAGCTTTTACTCGGCATCTTGTAATATCAGCTGCTCCTGTTGCGTTTGTAAATTGTCCATCGCTAGATAATACAGCACTAACTAAAACGTCTGTTTGCATCATAATTAATCTCCTTTGTTGCCTTTTATTTTGACTACATTTTTAGGACTTGATGTAATTTTATCTAGCCAAAAATGGCAATCTTGGATAGCCCCGCCTATTGCATTTAGATTTGCTTCCATTTGAATACGCTGGGCTTCCAAAGACTTAAGTCTTTCTTGTATATCGTGTTCAGTCATATTAAGCAGATGTGCTAAATAATTTAATATAACGAATAGCGCCATTTACAAGAACTCGTATTTGACCACCATCTACAGTCGGTGTTACTGCTGTTGTTAAAGCTAAACCTGCTGCTACGTTTTTGCCTGTTGTACCAACTTCAAATAAATTTAAACATGGAAGTGTTGAAGCTGACTCTTCACCAAAAGCTATAAACGCGTTTGGTCTTGATGCCCTTGTTCCTGCAAATTGAGCAAAATCAAACACTGCTCCATAAGCGGCTCCAATAGATGTGCTAGAACCACAGTCAACCACGCCATAAACAGCGGTGTTTAAACCTGTAAGTGTGCTTGTTGGATTATTTGAAAATGATGTTTGAGCATAACATCCAAACATGTTACCGCCTGATACGCCTGCGGTACGTTGATTTACTGCGCCTACTAAAGCTGCTACTGTGCCTGTGTAAGATGCTGCAGGGCGTACAGTAAAGTCGGTAAGATTATAAGCATTTAATGCTAAATCCGCTGAATCTAAAGTATCGTCTGAGGTAAAGCCTGCGCCCGATACAACTGGTCCCGTAAAGGTTGTTGTTGACATAATATTTTCCTTCATACAAAGTTAAGTCTATTAGTCTTGTATGCGTCTGCCGGGACAGTCTAATAAACCGGATATACCCGGATATTCAAATAATACATGAATGCATACTATTTGCAAGTATTATACAACAAAAAAGGGCTACGAAAGCCCTTAAATGCAAACAAGGTAATATCTAATTACTTGTTCATTACGTACATTGTTACTTCAAAGCCAAAACGCATTTCTGTAGCTGCTGGAGTTGTCCACATAATAATTTCCTTTATTAAATTTAATACACACCGTGTGTATAACTCCATATTACCTCAAAGATTTGCCTGTGGAATACGTAAAACCATGAATAACAGGCAAAGAAAAACCCCGCCGAAGCAGGGTTTAACTTATTACATTGCCAAATACTAATTAAGCACCTGGTGAACCAAACATACCTAATGGATCTGAGAATCCAAAAGAGTAACGTTCACGAGCTTTGTAACGAACATTGCCTGTATCAAAGTCACCATCCATAGAGGTTGATAACGGTGTACGGACAAAGTGTTTCATGCCGTTAGGTACATCAGTTGTTAAGAAATAAGCATCGGGATCTGTTAAATAGTGGTTAATTGTGTAACCTTCTGGAATAGATCCGTTGTTTTTAATAGCATTGATGTCATTGTCAGCTGTTGCTACACGTAATTCAGTTTCAAGTAAACGAGTTGCCACGAATTGATTACTTGATGCAACAACTAATTTACGAGGTTGAGCAGCAATTAAAAGACCACGCTCATCTGTCCATTGAGCGATTTGAATAACAGCGTTTTCTAGTGCTGTTTCGTTCAAGTCTGTTGGAGTTGCTTGCGTGTTGCTGTTTACACCACCTGAAACTAATGGGTGAGATGTACTAAATAATGCTACGCCATCACCGCCAGCATTAACGCCGCCAGTAAAGCCATTATTTAATACTGCAGCGGCTTTAACTTGTTTTGTATAAGACATAGCGCGAGCTAAAGCCTTTGTGTAACGTGCTGATAATGTATCATACAAATTATCTTCTACAGCTTCTTCTGTAAGGGAGAAACCAAGAGCAATAGTTTGATGATTGTATCGAGCAGTAAAAGCTTCTTGAGCATTGTCATAGGCGATGGCTGAGCCTTCGTTTTTGACAGGTGCTGCTGAAAAGCCTGAAAGTTTTGTTTCTTCTTCGAATGAACGTTCTGAAGTCTCTGTTTCGTAGAGTTCTTTGTGTTCTTCGCCGTAACGTTTATACTCGAGACCGAACAAAGCGTTAAGTCCTGGGAGTAGCTCTTTAAGGAGCTGTGCGCGTGAAATAGCCATGTGTTATTCTCCTTATACGCCGGTTGAGTTATTGTACTGATGCATTGTCGCATTTATTTTAACAATGACTTCTGGGAAGTTATCAGCAGGTGTTGTAGTTTCAGTATCTCTAACCACATCAATAATACGAATAGGTAGAGTGCCAGATGTTCCAGTTGAATCTAAAATTGCCACTTTTGAATCACCAGTAATGCTAGATCCAGCGTTTTGTACTAGTGTAGCGTTATTACCGATTGCAGTAATAGTAACACCAGAAATAACGGTTGTACCAGAAACTACTGCAACTTGAAACAATGTATCAGGATCGTCTGCAACTACCGCAAATATTTTAGTTCCTGTAGCAATTGCTTGAGAAGCTGGATAAAATTGTTGTTGTTGTACTTGACCTGTTGATGAATTAGTAAAACTAACGCCTAAAAACACACCGCAAGGTGTAGCTGTAGTAGTACCTGTGTCTTTTTCAATTGTTCCAGTAGCAACACGTTTTACTAAATCGCCATAGAAAATGTTTGTAGCATAGCCACTTGCAATTTCCATTAAGCGAGTTGACCCCGCAAAGACTTGACCGCCAATTAAATTAACCGGTTTTAAGCCATACGGAGCGGATATGGTTGGATAAGCCATAATTTTCTCCTTTAAAAATTTATATTATTTACCTTTACCAAATGATGTTGTAGCTTTCTTCTCTGAGAAAAGAGGCATACGAGCATCATTCTGTTTCATAAAGTTGTTGTCAACTGCATCGGCTTGTTGTTTTGTTACTTTTTCATAGTGAGCCTTACGTTGTGCAACAAACTCTTCAGGGATCTTGCATAATAATAGTCCACCAATTTCAACTCCGTCTTTAAACCGAGCATTTTGGTCAACCATTATTTTCATTTCAGGGTGGTCCGCTAATTTAACGGGTTCCCATCCTTCACGCATCTTGGCAGAAACATTTAGATTATCAGCATCGTTAAGAAGACTAGTACGAATCCATCGATAAGCCCAACCAGGTACCTTTTTAAATTCAGGTAGTAATGATGCAGGTTTCCAGCTATCCGGTCTTTGAAATTCTTCTCTTGTTTCTATTTCACGATCTTTTCTGTTTGTATTATCCATTTGCATTCTCCAATTTTAAAGTTTCTCTTGCATATTGTTCCGGTGTTATACCAAATTTCTTGGCTAACGCTACTTGTGTCTTTGTTAGACGCACTTTTTTAGGCGCGGTGCTACGCGTTGCCGGAGCAACTACATTCGAAGGTTTTGTGCGCTCGGCGGGTTGGTCCTCGTCTAGCGTTGCATCCCCAAAGTTTTCTGGGAATCGTTTCTGCATCGTACTATCTATACGACGGTAATATTCGTCAGAAGCAGGACTGATCCCACTTCTAACTAATTTCTCATGTACGCCTAATGCAAGGCTTGTCATTTCTTCGTCTTTACCAAACCATTCGTTCTTATCTTGCCAAGCCGTAGCTTTAGCATCGGGTTTTGGAATTTGAGGATTAGTTTCCTGTATATATACATCTTTTTCGTTCGGTTGTAAAGTACTTTTAAACTTAGGCTCATAATTTTGAGCTTGAGACAGCCGAAACTGAGCATCATTCATCTTTTGTTGAGCATCTATAATCTTATCAGTATCACCAGAATCATAAGCTTCACGATAATCTCGTTTAGCTGAATGTAACTGTTGCTCTATAGAGCCTTTAAGCGTTTCAATATAAGTTAATTCTCCAGAACTTAAAGTAGATTTTAATTTTTTATTTTCTTCGGAGATTTGTTGAGCATATCTAACGGCTTCTTGACGTTCTCGGTCAGCAGATTCTTTCTCACGTCTTTCGTCATGATAAACTTTTCTAAGTTGAGCCATACGAGTTTTAACTCGATCTGAATACTCTTCTAGATTATCATTTTCTAAGTCTTCAACAAGATTTTTTGGTAGTGGTTCTTTGCCTTTATCTTGTGGAGGAGTGTCATCTTCTATCTCAAGGTCAAAATCGTCTGCTTTTGTTTCTGCTTTAACTTCGGTTTTTTCTTTTTCTTCAGGTAACTTACTGCCTGGTACTTCATCATCATCTGGATATTCAAAAACAATATCTCCGTCTTTTACGTCAGCCATTTTAGTTCTCCTATGCGCGAGTATAGCCGCGAGGATCTTCTACAACCCCCTCAACCGTATCGTCGTTAATAATGCGGAATTCTCTTCCGTGAATTTTAAATCTAGTGCCCGCGTATGCACGCGTTAAAACAAAATCGCCTTCTTTACACCATGGACCTGTAGGAAATCTGACTTCATCTTTATAAGCTAAGTCACCTACTTTGACTACAAATAAAACTACAGTTGAATGTTCTTCTATAGATTTAGCTCCAGCTGCTTTAACAATGCCACCTTTATATGTTTCCTCTGCTTCTGGAATTGCACATAAAATTCTATATCCTTTTGGCTCTGGTAACTGTAAACCCCGTTCGTCAATAGGTATATCTTCTGCATCTACTTCATTAACCGTTGGAATAATAATGGGTCGACCACTGGCATCAACTAAATTTTTATTCATTGTGAGTACTTGTTCACTCATCATCCGTCTCCATTTTCTGTGCAAGGTCTTTAATCAAACTTTCTGCGACGGATAGACCTCGAATATATCCTGTCATATTAGTGTAAGAAGCAAAATCTTTTGCCGCTCCATCTCCTAAATTTAATAATACTGTTTTGCGCTGATCATCTATTCGAGATAATAATAGCTCTAGCGTTGAATCCATGGTTTATTACTCCTGTGGTTGTTTATTTTTTTGATACGTTTGCACTGCTTGTATTCCTATTTTAGTTCCTTCTATAAACTGTTTAGACTGTAATTCTTTGTTGTCTTTTACAGCAGCAGCGCCTATTTGAGCGCCGGCAATACGTTCTTGAGATTCCATTTTAGCTTTATCAAGTTCAAGCCTAGCTTGTTCAAGTTGAATATCTGCCATTGTTTTTTGAGCTTTAATTTGAACATCTTGTTTTTTAAGTTCAAGTTCCGCTTGTTGCATTTGAACTATTGGGTCTTCTTGTTGTTGTTGCGCTTGTTGTTGTTGAACCTCAGCAGCATTCTTAGCCACAAGTTTTTTACCT